GGCGGTATTTCGTGAGGTGCATGCAAGGCGTAGGCGCGAAGTCAAACGCCCGAGGCACCTGGCGCATAGAGCCAAGAGCCTACCCAGGAGGGGCAGCAAAGAAGTGGTGCGACGGAGCCGACCTGCTGATGGAAGCCGCCAAAAGACTACGAGGAGGAGCCGAAACGCTTGTGCAGATCGAGCACACCGACGCCATCGACCTTATAGAGAGATTCAACAGCCGGGACGTGCTCATGTATCTTGACCCGCCGTATCTCCGGAGTACCAGGAGGAGCGGCGCCCTGTACACCCACGAAATGACCGAGGAAGGCCAACACCAACTTGTGCAAACAATCAACCGCAGCAAGGCCAAGATTATCATATCCGGCTACGATAACGACCTGTACAACGAAGCCCTTGGAGGCTGGCACAAGGACAGCATTACCGTTACGACGACCAGCACAGCTGCGGCGACGGAAACGATATGGATGAATTACACACCGCCATTTGAGCAGTACAGCATCTTCGGGGCGGCAGAACCGACAAAGGAGGAGACATGAATCTCAACAAGACAAAAATAGAGTGGTGCACCCACACATGGAACCCGGTAACCGGCTGCTATCACGGCTGCGACTTTTGCTATGCCAGAAGATTTGCGGACCGATTCAAGCCCCACGGTATCGAGCGCCCCATGAATCCCGAGGCGATCCTGACCACGAAGGACTACGGAACCGGCCAGATAATTCACAGTCTTTCGCAGCCCGTGAAGATCTCCGACGGCACCGGCGGACCGGGCCGCGATTGCAAGTACCCCCACGGATTTGAGCCGACGATCCACAGATACAGGATGGACCACCCGCAGCAGCACACCACACCGGCCACAATTTTTGTGTGCAGCATGGCGGACCTTTTCGGGGAGTGGATCCCCGACGAATGGATAGAGGAGGTTTTCGAGGCTTGCCGAAAAGCCCCGCAGCACATCTACATGTTTCTCACGAAGAACCCGCGCCGCTACATTGAGCTTGCCTGCGCCGGCAAACTGCCGAAAGAAGAAAACTTTTGGTATGGCAGCACGGCCACGGACCCGCAAAAGCCCATATTCTTCGCAGAGGGGTACAACACCTTTGTGAGCTATGAGCCGGTTTTGAAGGACTTCGGAACCCCGGACGACATCAAGACCAGCGCTGTGCGGTCAACGGATTGGGCGATCATCGGCGCGGAGACTGGCAGCAGGAAAAACAAGGTTGTCCCCAAGAGAGAATGGGTAGAAGGGATCGTTAATTCATATCACGCGGCAGGAAAGCCGGTGTTTATGAAAGACAGCATGATACCCATTTGGGGCGAGGACATCCCGAGAGAGCGCCCGGCAGCAATGGAGGGCCACGGGAATGGATGAATGGCAGAAGATTTCCGTAGAGACGAAACAGGACCGGGAAGCCCTTCTCCTCATTCTTGCCAAGAACGGGTACACAGTACGCCAGACGCGCACCAAGAGCAGCAAAGGCACCAGCTATAACTACTTTGTGGAATACCGAAAAGAAGGAGGATCGGCTTGAAAAAACGGAATTGCAGAATGACCGACCAGGAGCGCGAGCGGCACGAACGTGCCACGAAGATTCGCAAGATGACAGACGACCAGATATGCGACCTGCTGGACGAACTGAACGACCGGCCGGCGAAGACAATCGAAAACCTCCTGTATTATTGCGGGCTTCGAGACCAAGAAACCGGCCTCCGCATCAGCGATGCCACCATACGAAAGGTCAGGCAGATCGCATTTGACTGCGGATTTCTCACGCAGTAATGGCCAGCGGCATCATTATTGGAACCTGCCCTGAGTGTGGGGAGATTATTTGGGAAGATCAATGGGCTATAGCAATCGACGACGGCATTTCCTTTGAGATCACCCACGACGGGAAATGCGCCCGGGACCGATTCAGACGGCACTACGGAATGTCAGAAAGGCAATTTCAGAGAGCAGCAGGAATACCCGGCATCGAAAAGGACCTTCTCGCCCTCTCTGCTGCTTTTCAGCACGATTTGGAAGAGCTCGAGGGCAGATATATGGCCGAGGTTAAAAAACTCTCAAATCGGCTGCAATGTATCAAATCCGATAAAGTTTCTTGTGAAACAACAAACAACAAGCAAAAGAAGTGAGGAAACAAAATGGCCAACAAGACGAAACCGACGCAGAACAGGCGGGCCATGGGGTATCTGAACCGTGCCAGGGGCGAAGCCTTTGAGGAGCAGATTAAGACGGCCTGTGAGTATTACCGCTACGTCAATGCGGCGGACATAGAAAAGACACCCGAGCCGATGAAGGTTTTGGAGCCGATTGGAAAAGGCCGGTATGTGTGCTGCTTCGAGAAGAAGGCGCAGCCGGATTTCCGCGGCACCTTGAAGGGCGGCAGGGCGATCATGTTCGACGCGAAGTACACCTCCACCGGGGAAATGCACCAAAGGGAGATTACCGAGGAGCAGGCTAAAAAGCTCACCGCAAACCAGGCCCTCGGCGGGATCAGCTTTGTGCTCGTCAGCTTCGGCCCGAGAGAAGGCGTGTACAGAATCCCATGGAAAGCCTGGCAGCAGATGAAGGACGGGCTTGGACGCGCTTATTTTAGGCCGGCAGAGGCAACCGACTACAAGATCCAGATTGGACGCACCGGGGCGCTGATGTTCCTGGACGGATTGGAGGAGCAGGGATGAAGGGAGAAACGTGGTACAGAAAGGCGCTGGAAAGCAGAGCTGAACGAATGAAGGAGATCGTTATGGCAGAGATCAAGAAGGACCTTCACATTGAATCGCCGTCTGCGCCGGCGGCCTCCACGCTGGACACATCTAAGATATGCCTTCACGCCAAAAGAACCGAATACGCCTTGAATATCCTCGGGTCCCTCTGGACACTCAAAGAGGTGAAGAAAGAAAACGACCCGGGCCTTGACGATTGCGACGGCTACACTGACAGGAGCACCAGGACGATTGTCGTCCGCGGCGAGAAAGACGGAGAACCCCACGAGCTTGAAAACTACGAGGTCTATTTGAAGGCCATAAAGCGCCACGAGATCATACACGCTTTTCTTTACGAGAGCGGCCTGGCAGCAGACTACGAGCACCAGCGTTGGGGCCACAACGAAACATCGGTTGACTGGCTTGCGATCCAGTTTCCGAAAATGATCGAAGTTTTCAAGGCGGCGGATGCGATATGACTAACCGGGACTTGCTGGACAGGAGCAACAACGCGCAGTTTGCTCGCTTCCTTGTCCGGTACACGAATTGCCTGGTGTGCGTGGTCCGCGACAGATGCCCGCGCCACCCGGACAACGCTCGCAGCGCCAAGGACAAAGGCCAAAACGACGGATTGGTATGCGCCGACCGCATTGAGAGGTGGTTGGGCGAGGAATACACAGGAGGGAAAAAGACATGACTGCAGAAGCACAGAAGGCCCAGGTAAAATTGCTCGAAGCCTTCCCGGGAGGCACTTTGCACGGTAGCGGGGAGCAGATCGAATTTTGCAGCCCCGGAAACAGCGGTGTATCTTTCATCCTCTCAAACTGCGAGACGGAGAAGGACGTTAAGTGCAAGGTGCTGGAATGGTTTTCCCGGGCAGCCTATAAGACGGCTCCCTGGCATTCAGCAAAGAAGAACCGCGAATACAACCGGAGAATGCTGGCCGGCATAAACGCCTTCCTCGGGACCAGCTTCACGGAGCAGGACATAGAGACGATCTACACCTACTTCGGGAACGCGATCAAGAGCCGGGACACAGAGGAATTTATAGACGGTGGGTATGATATGCGATTCTTCGAGAAGTACAGGAGGGCCGAACAGTGACAAAGAGAGAGAGAAAGGCCGCCCGGAAACAGAAGATCCTCGAGAACAAGATGATCGAGGCGGCCGAAAAGCTCGGATGGAGCATAACCATCGACCGGAATGACGGCGCTTGGGAATTTAGCCAGGGCAGCCCCGACGGAGAGGATTTCAGCTTCACCGCCGGAGGCGCAGACCTTGAATCCGTCATTGAGGACGTGAAGGACTACGCCTGCCACTTCGATATTGACGAACACATCGAAATGTGGATAGACGCCCGCCGGAACGGCGTGGCCGGCGTCCCTTCCACCCGGGAACTTGTCACAGACGCGGAGGCCATCGACAAGATGCTGCAGGAGCTGGCCATTGCCCTGCAAGAATTGGAGGCGGCATGAACCGGTACGAGAAGATATACCGCAAGGCCAACGAAAAACGCCATACGAGTTGGGTAGATACAGCGGTTGCGCTCCTCGCTTCCGACATCGAGGAGGCGACCGGGGAACCGGCGCAAGTAAGCGGGCCTTTTGGCCTGCGGGCGGAGGTCCATATCTCCACGAAGCGCAAGAGCATCTGTATCACCCCGGAATTTCCTGACGGCGGCGGCCTGGACCTCTACTACGACACGGGGGAAACGGCGCCCAGATTTGGCCCCGGGACGCTTGGAGACTTCAACGGCCTCAACAATATGAGGAAACCCCTCCCGGAAACCATCGAGGAGATCGTAAAGGTCATGCACGAAACGGAGGATTTTTGATGGAAGAGGCCGCGAAAGAAGCTCAGCGCCAGTACAAGCGCGAGTGGAGAGCACGAAACCCGGACAAAGTAAGACAGTATAACGCCAGGTATTGGGAACGAAAAGCCGCAGAGAAAGGAGAAACGCCGATGGAAAAGATCGCCCACATAAAGGAGCACCTCGGAAAGCACTACCCCCTGGCCGACTTCGACATCAAGGCGGAGGGCACGAACCTCACCATGATTTCCAAGATGGCCATTGAGTTTGCGGACCTGCAGGACAGGAAGATCGTAGAAGCTATCCGGGCGCAGGCCGCCAAGGAAGGCGTCACGGACCTTTATATTCTGGACGACGGCGCCATAATCGGCGCTCTCAAAAAGGCGGTGCCGATGGAGATCCAGGCCAGAGATATACATGTGGATGAATACTACTGCCCGGCCTGCGGCGCAGAAAACAACTGCGACCAGGGCAAGGTACAGGACGACTACTGCCCCCGCTGCGGGCAGCGGATTTACCAGAAATTGAAGGAGGAGTTTTGACCATGAACAAAGCTGTTTGGCAGCAGGGAATCCCAGGAATAAAGTGGGGAATCTGGAACCAGGGCCGCAAGGAATTTCAGTTCGGCATCGAGGAGGAGACGCCAATGCTGGCACACGCGAGGCTGTGCCAGATCATCGGGGAAGACGCCGGCCGGCGCCGGTTTGATGTGCGGCAGCTTCCCAAAAGGCCACGCGGCCACGGAATCAGCGACGGCGAATGGACCAGCGCAGAAAGGAAGCCGGACCCCTATGAAACGGTCGATCTTGCGATCCTGGGCGCGAACGGCTTCGGGGAACCCACGTATTACACGACGATTGGGTGCTTCGAGCAAGGCGAATGGAAAGCCTACACCGGGCCGATTCTTTCCTCCGAGGTTGTCACGCACTGGAAACCCCGGCCTGAGCCGCCGGCCATCCAGATCAGCAGCCGGAAATGAGAAAAGGAGCGTGAAGATTAAGAAATGATACCCATGCTTTTCAACACCGAAATGTCCGACGCCATCCAGGGCGGCAGGAAGATAGAGACCCGCCGGCTGATAAAAGGAGCACTCACCCATTGGCCATTCGAGGACCTGGGAGAGAATTGCGTCATGGTCCGCACAGACAAGAACGGAGTGGAGCACGAGAAGGACGTACCCGGCCTTTGGGCCACGTTCGAGGATAGCGAAGGCCCGGTCGAGTTTCCCATGTTCAAAGCCCCGTGCAAAATCGGAGACGCGATATGGGTCCGAGAAACCTGGGCGACCACGCCGGACGGCCACAGCTACCTGTACCGGGCGAACATGACCGAGGAGGCGAAGCAGGTAAAAAAATGGCGGCCATCCATCCACATGCCCTACGAGGCTGCCCGGCTTTTCCTCAGAGTAAAAAGTGTCCGAGTAGAGCACCTGCAGGACATCACGGAGGCCGGCGCCATCCGGGAGGGCCTTTATAAGAATTGGAGAGACGCCACAGGAGACCGCGCCCCGAATGCGAGAACGGCATTTGCCTGGCTTTGGGACACCACGATAAAGCCGGCAGACCGAAATATCTGCGCATGGGGCGCAAATCCGTGGGTGTGGGTGTTTCGCTTTAAGAGGATCACCAGAAATGAGGCAGAGCGCCTTGGATGAAGAACTCGAAACGCTCATGAAGGACGCGGAACGCTGCTGGCAGACCTTGGAGAGCTTCAAAGAGACAGCGGAGCAGCACGATTTTCTTAAGCTTTTCAAGACGGATTATTTCGTGGTGCCTGCCTACAAAGACCTCAAAGAGCACCCCGACAAGGAACACGCCCGTATTTTCATCCGCGGCCTTACAAAACACCTCAAAGAGGTTTACGGCTTGACCGTAGAGGGATTGGAGGCGCAGGTATGAACGATGTAGAAAGAGCAATATTTGAGGAGGCTATCATAGCTTGCGGCAGCGAGCACCAGCAAAAGAAGCTCCTCGAAGAAATGGCGGAGCTGCAAAAGGAGATTTGCAAGCATTGGGACGGGGCGCCGAATCTCGCACAGATAGCGGACGAAATGGCCGATGTGGAAATAATGCTCGATCAAATGAAGCTCATTTTCCACAACAGCGGCCTCGTGCACCAGCGCAGGGAGTACAAGGTCGAGCGCCTGCTTGACCGGATCACGAAAGGAGTGGAGGGCCGGAAATGACGCCGCAGGATAAAGAGATCCAGGAGTTGCGCAGGAAAAACCAGCAGCTCGAAAAGCAGCACCAGCTTGACCAGGCAGAAATCGTAAATCTCCGCAGGAGATACGAGGTGCGATGCCGCCGGCTGAAAGCCGACGTTTACGACCAGGCTGTTACGAAGGCAACGAAAGCCCGCGAAAATCAATATACAGACGACACCCTCCGAAGAACGAAGAAAGAGACCCTTATTGAGTACATCCGCCTTTTGGAGCGCAACTACGATACGGCGGTGCAATTCAACGAGAGGCAGGCCCGGAATGTTGAAATTCTTTTGACGGAGCTGAGAACGAAGCCGCTGGACGAAGCTATGGCAGCTTATGAGAAGGCCGTCACGGGGCTGGACCGGCGGGAGGACCTGGTATGACCGGGCCGGAAATGAAGAAAGCCCTTTTGGGAAAGACGCCGGTGGAATGCCGAGGCATAGAATACGCCCGCCTCGAAGCGATCATTTATAGGGCGGGAGATCAGGACATAGTTGTGTCTGGCGCAATGCTCGACAAAAGCGGGAGGAGCATCACGATTGCAAAGGCGGCAGACATCAAGAGCATAGAGAGGAGCGCTGTATGAAATACAAGTTTTTGGGATGGGCCTGCCTGCTCATTCTCATGGCGGCAGCCTTGGAAGTTTACGGATGGATTTTCGGCCCGCACTACAACGAACGGACCTGGCATTTCCGGGTGATGAAGTACGTTTTCTTCGCCCTTCTCGCCGGCACGGCCGCGCTGCTCATTACCTTGGCTTTTTATTTCTTTCTGAAATGAGGAGGAGATCATGAGGGAAATAATTTTTAGGGGGCAGACCCGCAGAAAGGGCGAGAAGGTCAAGAACATTGCCGGAGAGCCGATGCCTTCAAGATGGGTGGAGGGCGGCATTTTCCAGGGAGCAGGCTGCTATTCGATCATCTACGGAACGGAGGAGGGCGAAAACCTTTCTACTGCGAATATCAACCGCCACGTCGTCTACGCAGACACCGTTGGCCAGTATACAGGCCTGCGCGACAAGAACGGGAAGCGCATTTTCGAGGGGGATTATTTGACACTTGCCGGGACAAGCAGACCGGGAATGCCGGGGATTGTTGTTTGGCACAGCCCTGCTTGCGCATTTGCCATTCAGCGCAAAGGTTATAGCTCAATCCAGCTTGATAAGGACGAATCAGGCAGATACGAAGTCGTTGGCAACCGCTGGGACGATCCCGAGCTGTTGCCGGAAAAGGAGGACCCGAGCGAATGAAGACCCACAACGAATACGAGAAGATTGCCGATAATCTCCACAAAGCTGCCAAGTTTCAGAGCTTCCCTTTCTTGCGGGAAGTTTGCGAGGACGGCGCCCGGGCCGTCCGGGAGCTGTCCAATTTCAGAGAGAAGGTTTCTGCAAAGGCGCAGGAATCAGGCACTACAGACCTTGACAGCATCAAAGGCCACTGGCTCGTGAACTTCATCTGCCCCGTGTGCGGAGAGCACAGCCGGCAACCGGCCAGGGAATGCCCGTTTTGCCACACCGTAATGATCGAAACGGAGGAACACAACAATGGGTAAAAAATACATAGACCTTGACGCCATTGTGAAGGACATCACGACCGGAAAGATTGAGATAACGGGAGATCCATACGCAAAGGCTTGCGTGGAGGCCTACCGAGACGTTATTCTCAAAAGGCTTTCCACAGAGCCGACAGTGGAGTTAACGCCGGTTACGGCCATATACGAGGCGGAAAAAGATTGGATCCCAAAAGACGGAGACGCTGCGGCTGCTTGGATGGGACATGTCACAGATTCCCTCCTGAGTGAACTTTTGGAGGCGGAGCGCGGCTATGTGACCGTTGACCAAATAGACGACCCGACGCGGCGGAAGACCAAGTATAGAGCATTCATCATTGTCGCGCAGCCGGAAAGCCCTTCCGTAAAGCCAGGAGAACGCCCATGAGCGCCGGCAGATGCACAGAGTGGCGCGGAGAACACGCCGCGGTGGTGGATAACCACGTCAATTACATCGACCTGCTGGCCCTTTATGAGGACCTGGTCTATTCCCCGGAAACCCTGGCCGCAATCATCAAGGAGTGGAAAGAGTGGGCCGACGCCAAGAACGAAGGCCGGCTCCACATCATCCCCAAGGGCGACGAAAAGCCCGCCACGATGGTATTCCTCGTCAAGGGCCACGCCATCTTGGGGCGCAGGGCGAGAGACGCGGCCGGCAATATCTACATCGACAAACCGGCCCATTTCGATTTCGACGACGAAGGCCCCGCCGTTGCCGTCGGCACGATCAACACCGCCACGATGGAGATCCAGGTAGACCCGGAGACCCCGAGCGCATACGGAGATTGGGAGCAGACAGCATATTTGACGAAGGTCCTGGAACTGCTCGCCCCGCGCCGGAAAGGGGACATTCCAGACTTAGAGGGCATCATAAAGAAGCAGGCCAGGAGCTACGGAACCCCGGAATGCCCGTTTTTCTCGGAGTGCGAGCAGCCCGAATGCGCAAACTGCATCGTTGACCGGTGGGTAGAAGAAACGAAGGAGGAAACACGATGAAGCTGGAAGGATTCAAGGAAGAAATACGGCACCTCTTTGAACAGGCGCTTCTCGCCCTGACCGACGAAGAATACGAGGAGCTTTCCGAGTACGCGCAGAAGGCCGCAGAGGGGCAGGTATTAAAATATACGGAAAAGCTGCCAGGTGGATCAAAGAAGGGAACGACTGCGAGAAATGCCCGTGCGCCTGGGAGGAGTGGGGGCCGGAAGACTGCGACGCAGGGTGCTACGCCGGCAGAGAGCTTTTCGACGAGACGTGCAGAATGCCGCTGCTTGTAAGAAAGTACCTATACCGCCGGGCGATGTTCTTCTTTGACCATGAGTACGACGGATTAGAGGAGTACATTGAAGAACGGGAGCAGTTGCAGCAGGCGGCAGAGAAGGCATTTTACGAGAGCCACGCAAACATATCCCTATGCTGGAAGGACTTAAGGGGCGCACTCAAAGAGTATAACCAGGACGCCGTCCGCCACGATATATGCTACGACATAATCTGCGCCATTGAGAAAGCGAAGGAAGAGAAAGCCCCGCGGACCATCAGCGAGGAGTGGAGGGTACTGCTAAAAAAGACGGCAGGCCGCGCCGCCTTCAAGATCAGATCAATTCTCACGGTATAGAGAGGAGACGCTAATGGGAATCAGCAAAAAGACCCGGGAGGAGGTCTACCAGAAGTACAACGGCCACTGCGCCTACTGCGGCCAAAAGATCGAGCTGCGGAATATGCAGGTGGACCACTTTGTCCCGCAGAACCAGGAATTTGCCATTATCGTTGGAGGCGTCGCAGGGATCGACAGCATCGACGACTTCCAGAACCTCATGCCCGCTTGCCGAATGTGCAACCACTACAAGAGGGCGCACAGCCTCAACACCTTCCGCCGGTATATAGAGGAAATCCCCAAGAAGCTGCGAAATGATTACATTTACAAGATCGGCGTTGTTTATGGGAACATCATCGAGAACGAAAAGCCCATAAAATTCTATTTTGAGCAGGTGGAGGAGAGGACGTGCTACACCTGCCGATTTGGAGGAGAGGAAGACGAAGAATTTGGAACCGCCCTCGTGGGTCATTGTTGGCTCCATAACGGCGAGGCGGACTTCGAGCAGCCGGACAAGAACGCAGGATGCGACGAGTGGGAAGACGGAGGCCCAGAAAAAAAGACATGATCAAAATTAAGAAAACCAACACCTATATTGAACACGAGATCATAGTTGACGGTGTTGTTATTGGGTCAGCAGAGATTGAGCCGAACGAAAAGGAGCTGTCGCGGCTCGTGATCTTTGAGCCATACCAGAACCGCGGCTATGGAACCCAGGCCGTCAAGGAGCTTATTTCCACCTACGGGGTACGAACGCTTTGGGTCAGGTCAGACAATGAAAGGGCGATCCACGTCTACGAAAAATGTGGATTCGTGAAATCCAGGGAAACGATGTTTGAAATGGAAATCCCCGAAGAGGCGCCGATCATCACGAAGGCCTCGCCGGCGAGCAGCGGCATACACGAGAGGAGGGACCCCGATGCGTAGAATCATTTGCATCATCCTTTGGCACCTCGGATTGAGGGGCGCAGCCTATAAAGTCAGCCCGGCCGTGGCCATGTACCTCTACGGGAAAGAGATCCAGGAGGAACTGGACGGCTGGCGGATGGCGTGGAAGGTAAAAGAAATGCAGTGGAGGACAGGCCGATGAAGACCTATAAGCTCACGGAGGAGGAATTGGAGGCGGCGATCACCAAGGCGGTGAATACCGCCATCAACGCGGGCCGGCGGGACCAGGAGCGCCGGACCCGGGACGCCTACAAGGCGACGGAAAAGAGGCTTTATGCGCTTCCCACCCTGAGAGAGAAGCAGAAGGACGACCTGGAACGCCTGGAGGAGCTGCAGAAATACGGCCCCCGCCAAAAGAGCAAGGACGTAGTTATATACCACGCCAACAGCGGCAGCCGGCTTGACCCGGCGGAGGTGCTGGAAGCCCTTTTGGCAGACCTCGAACAGACCATAGAGGCGGACCGGCGCGAGATCGAGAGCATGGAGAAGGCCCTGCAGATCGTGGCCGAGGAAGATTTTTACCCCGTCATAGAGGGCCGATACCTTCAAGGCAAGAGCGACAGCCAGATCGCCAAGGAAATCTCGTGCGACCCCGCAACGGTTTGGAGGAGCAGGAAGCGGCTCGTACAGAAGATGGCCATACGCCTGTACGGAGTGGAGGCCATTTAAGTCGCGCAAACAGGCCGTGCAAAAAAGCTGCAATTTACACGCAAGGAAAATTGTGCTACTATCTTACCCGGATAAATGCGCCAAAGAGAACCGGCGGACCTTTGAAAGACAAGGCCCGCCGGTTTTTCTTTTTTGAGCCAAAGAAGGAGGACGGCATGAGAGAGCTTATTATGCGCCGCATGAGGCTGGAAGACCTTCACCCGGCCCCATGGAACCCGAGGAAGCCCCTCGACCCGAGCACCCCGATGTGGGAGCACTTGAAGGACAGCATTGAGGACTACACCATTGTGGAGCCGATAGTTTGGAACGAACGGACCGGCCACATCGTAGGCGGCCACCGCCGGTACGACATCCTTTTGGCCAAGGGCGAGGAGGAGACCGACGTTTCCGTCGTGGATCTGGACGAACACGACGAAATGGTACTCGGCATTCTGCTGAACAAAGCAAAAGGCCGTTGGGATCCCGAGAAGCTTGTCCCACTTTTGGAGGAGCTGAAAGCCGCCGGCGTGATGGAGAAGGCCGGCTTTGAGGAGTGGGAGCTGGAAGCCTTGAAGACGACCTACGACCACATCAGCGATCTTTTGGAGGATGATTTTGCGGAGAGGGAGCACGAGCTTACGAGCTTCACGATTACCTTTACCCTCCCCGAATCATTTCGGGAAGCCTGGGAGCGGTACGAGGAGACCCACCCGGACGCCAAGACAGAAATCACAGCCGCGGTAGTAAACAAGGCGAGAGGAGTGGTCTGATATGTACAAGCCGATCAGGATAGAGAAGAAGCACATAGCGGACCTGGAACGGGCAACATATAACCCCCGTGTGGACCTGCAGCCCGGGGACGAAGATTTCGAGGCCATCAACGGCAGCCTGGAACGCTTCGGCATGGTTGAGCCCGTCGTGTGGAATGAAAGGACGAACCGCGTCGTCGGCGGGCATCAGCGCTTGACCTCCGAGGAGTACCGCGGAGAGACAGAGGTTTACGTTTCGGTAGTGAACCTTGACGAGATCAACGAAAAGCGGCTGAATATCGCCCTCAATAAGTTGGGGAGCGATTGGGACGAAGAAAAGCTTACCGAGATTTTGGGGATGCTCGGGGAGGACGCGAGCAACACGGGATTTACCGAGGCGGAGCTTGAAGCCCTGCTCGGGCAGCCGCAGGTGGACGAAGAATTTCTCGACCAGGAGCTGGCGGACGTTCCGCAGACCTTCAACATCAGCCTGAAATTCACTGAGGAAGAGAAGGGCGACGTGCGCGATTACATCCGCGAGGAAGGGAAAGAGGCCCTGGTTGACTTCATCATGCAGACGGTAAAGGAGGCGCTGTAATGGCTTGCAGATGCGGGAGCCAAATCGTGCTCTGCAATTTGCCGATCAGATTTGACACCTACGTGGGATGTTCCCACGGGTGCCGGTACTGCTTTGTGCAGAAAAAGGCAGATATAAACCACATCAAGAGAGACGAAACGGCGCAGGCCCTCCGGGACTTCATAGAGGGAAAGCGCACCCAGGAAACGGCGTGGTGTGACTGGAACATCCCGATTCACTGGGGCGGCATGAGCGATCCTTTCCAGCCGGCAGAAAAGAAGCACGGGTACAGCCTGGAATGCCTCAAAGTATTCGCAGAGACCCAATACCCCTTTGTAGTCAGCACGAAGGGAAGGCTTATAGCCGACGACGAATACCTGGGCTGGCTGGCGAAATGCAACTGCGTCGTGCAGATCAGTATGGTATGCAGCAAGTACGACCGCCTGGAGCGCGGCGCCCCGCCCTACGAGGAGAGACTTGCCGTGCTCAAAAAAGTCTCCCCCAGGGTCAAACGCACGATTGTGAGAGCGCAGCCATATATGCCGGAGGTCTACAAGGACGTGATGGCAAACATCCCGAGAGTGGCGGAAGCAGGCGCCCACGGCATTGTGTTCGAGGGGATGAAATTCTACAAGGGCAAGCCCGGGATGGTCAGAGTGGGAGGAGACAACTGCTACCCCCTGCCGATCCTGGAAAGGCAGTTTAGGGAGCTGAAAGAGGAGTGCCACCGAAACGGCCTGAAATTCTACAGCGGCGAAAACAGGCTCCGCGCCATGGGCGACAGTATGACGTGCTGCGGCTGCGACGGCCTGGAAGGATTCAAGCCGAACGAATACAACATTTGCATGATCGTCAACGGCAAGAACCCGCAGCCGACGGAGAAGATGAAAGAGATCGGAACCGGCTGGCCATTCAGAACCCTTTACCAGAGCGCCGGCAGCGGTCAGAAGCTCAGAAAGCAGAGCCTTTACGGCCTCATGAATGAGGAGCTGGCCAAGAAGCCGGAATACTACAGGCAGGTGTTCGGCCTTGATAAGTGATATTTTATCTCTCTCGCGGCCTCTCTTACTGCGGAAGGGCCTCCACCGATCAAGGGTAGGCACCTATACCCCCCAAGGGCAAAATGCCCCTCTGACGTTCTCTTGCTGTTTCGGCAAGATGGCGGAATAGATCACGAGGAGGGAGGAAGATGCCGAGTAAGACAGAACGCGCATGGGAACGGCAGCCGAACGAATCAGCGCAGGCTTATGAGGCATTTTCCATCTATCTTAACCAGGGTGCAGACCGGTCCCAAAGGGAAGTTGCCAAGCAGTTGGACAAGAGTTTGACGCTTATCTCCCGTTGGGCGAGCAAATACGAATGGGTCGAACGATGCCGCCGGTACGACAATCACCTTGCGGAGGAGGCCCGAAAAAAGGCCGTCAAGGACATTCAGGCAATGAACAAGCGGCATATAACCGCGGCGATCAATCTGATGTCTGTTGCTACGACGGCGCTGCTGAATATGAAGCCCGAGGACCTGGACCCGAAAGATGTTATACGCTTCATGGACAGGGCGGCAGCCATGGAGAAAGCCGCCCGGTTTAGCGAGCTGGAAGTTGTTACCAGCGACGAAAAGAAGCAGGAGGAGAACAACGCTCCGCCGACGCTTGCGGACGTTATCCAGGCGGCCTACGAGAAGCGGAAAGGCGGTGGCGGTTAATGCTCCTTACACCCGAGGCCATAGAATACTACGCCGGCCACCCTTGCGAATACGTGAACGACGTTATTGGAGTGGAGCCGGACGGACACCAGGCTGAAATACTCACCAGCCTCGCAGCCAACAAAATGACGACGGTACGCAGCGGCCACGGCATAGGGAAAAGCGCTGTTGAAGCCTGGGCGATTATTTGGTTTATCACGACGCGCCCATTTCCGAAAATCCCATGCACAGCACCGACACAGCACCAGCTTTTTGATATTTTGTGGGCGGAGGTTGCCAAGTGGATCAGGCACCAGCCCGCATTGAACGAAGCCCTGGAATGGACAAAGGAAAAAGTCTACATGAAGGGCTACCCGGAAGAATGGTTTGCAGTCGCCCGAACCGCGAGCAACCCGGACGCGCTGCAAGGCTTTCACGCTGACGAGATACTTTACATCATCGACGAGGCGAGCGGCGTGGCCGACAAGACTTTCGAGCCGGTCCTGGGCGCCCTTTCGACCGACAACGCCAAATTGCTTATGTGCGGGAACCCGACCAGGCTGTCGGGCTTTTTTCACGCCTCGCACACGAAGAACCGGGCGAGCTACAGCGCGATACACGTTGACGGCCGGCAGAGCAGCCGCGTTTCCGGGGACTTTGTAAAAACGATCATAACCATGTACGGGGAGGATAGCAACGTATTCCGCGTCCGCGTGGCCGGGGAATTTCCCACCCAGGAGGACGACGTTTTTATCTCCCTGCCCCTTGTTGAGCAGAGCTGCATGAACGACCTGCCAGCAGACCGGCGGATAGAGCGCATTTCCCTGGGCGTGGACGTGGCGCGTTTCGGAGACGACGAAACGGTTATAGCCCGAAACGTCAGCGGAGACATTGACCTGCCGATCATACGCAGCGGGCAGAACCTCATGGCCACCGTTGGCCAGATCATCAGCCTGTACAGGCAAGCCATAGAGGATTACCCCGCCTACGCCGGCCCCATCACCGTGACCATAGACGACACGGGCCTGGGCGGAGGCGTCACGGACCGCCTCGAAGAGGTCAAGGCGGAGGAGCATTTGAGCCGGCTTGAAATCGTACCGATCACCGCGAACGGGAAGGCCCCGGACGACGGAGAGGAGCGATACGAGAACATCACCGCTTACATGTGGGCGACGGCCAAGATGCTGATGAAGGAAGGAGCCATACACCTTGCGGACGACGCAGAACTCGTGGCGCAGTTTTCAGTACGAAAGTACCGTATGACTTCCCGGGGAAAGATCACGCTCGAGAGCAAGGACGAAATGAAGAAACGGGATATAAAGTCTCCCGACCGCGCCGACGCCGTAGTGCTGTGCCTACACCAGCAGACGAAGCTTTACCAGGAGTTTGTGCGGAAGGCCGCGGAAATGATCGTCCCCGTCTCCGCCGTGGCCGCGGTACACGTCGAGAGAGTTATTATCGGGATCAGCGTCACGGAGGGCTACAAAGGCGTCGCTTTCGTGGCCACCGCGATTTTGTCAGACAACGCCCGCGCTATCGTCCTCGCGTCCACCTACATCAAGGACGCAGATCCAGACGCAGCGGGCAAGGCGTTTAAGGATTTCGCCTCGAAAATCTTATACAGGTACGACCACCTTGATTACGCCTACATAGACCCGGAGGAAACGACGATGCTGCGGGGAATCCGGGCTTCCGTTGACCAGGCGGGGATTCCGATTTCACTGCGCAAGGCGGCAGATATGCCGGTTACGGACAGGGTGCAACTCACAAATACGCTGCTTTCACAAGGGCGGCTGTCTCTCACAGAGGACAGCGAAAGCCTCGCCGCGGCCTTCTCGCAGGCAACAGCAGCGGAGAAGCGGCAGGCCAATGGCAAAGGCCGGAACCGAAACGAAACGGCACTGAGGGCCTTTGAGCACACCATTGAGCGAGAAAGCAATCGCTTCATAAAGCGAGGAGGTTAAGGATGGCATTTGACACAATCAAAGCATTTGCAAGGAGGTTTAGAGGCATGAGCAAGAACCTTCTGCACGAGGTCCCCGAGATTGCAAAAACCGAGAGCACAGAAGCGGTGCGGATGATGGAATCTATCGACCTCTGGCAGAACATGCACCGAGGAGCGCCCCCGTGGATCAAAGACGACGACCCGAGCCTTGAAATTCCGTCGCAGATTGCGGCGGAGGTTGCTGGCAGCGTCACGGTCGAAATGGACGTGAAGATCGAAGGCAGCACCATGGCGAACTTTATCGCGGAGACCTTCAAACCGGTTTTGAAGGACGCCCAGGACACGATTGAGAACGTGTGCGCCGGCGGCGGCTACGTTTTGAAGCCTTGCCCGGCTGGCGAGAAGATCACCGTGGAAATGGTGAAGCCGGACGCCTTTTGGCCGACCGCCTACACCAATGACAGGAAGATCACCGGGGCATATTTCATTTACCGATATTTTCAGGGCCGGAAGGTCTACACCCGGCTCGAAAAGCATGAGCTTTTGGGCGACAGTTACGTTATCACCAACACCTGCTATATGTCATCTTCGGCGGACACCCTGGGCCGGTCTTGCCCCTTGACGGAGGTGGACCGTTGGGCGGACATTCAGGAGAAGGTTGAGATACAGGACCTTGACACCCCGCTTTTCGCCTACATCAGGATGCCGCTGGCCAACACCATCGACCCGGAAAGCCCCCTGGGAGTGTCCATTTACCACAAGGCGGTAAAGACCATCAGAGACGCGGACAAGCAGTACCAGAGCCTTTTGTGGGAGTACAAAGGCGGTGAGCTGGCCATTGATGTTTCTGAGGACGCTTTCAAGAAAAAAGGAGGCTACCCTGAGCTGCCGGAGGGGAAGGAGCGGCTTTACCGGACCAATGACCTCGACTCTGCGACCGCGAAGGAGACAGAGATTTTCAAAGCCTGGGCGCCGGAACTCCGAGACGACAATTACATGTCGGGCCTGAACAAAATTCTTGTGCAGATCGAAAACCAATGCCTCCTCTCCCGCGGCATCATCAGCGACCCGAACGAAGTGGAAAAGACCGCCACGGAGTACCGGATCATGAAGCAGCGTTACGCCAGGTTGGTCTACAAGATCCAGAGCTCCTACGAGGACGCGCTTCGGGACCTTGCCGCAGCCGTTGAAGCGCTGGCCCACCTTTACGGGCTTGCACCGGACGGCGAGTACAACATGACTTTCAAATGGGATGATAGCATTCTCGTCGATTCAGAGACGGAGCGCCTGCGCGACCTGCAGGAAGTCAGGGACGGCATCATGAAGAAGTGGGAGTACCGCATGAAGTGGTACGGAGAGGACGAAGCCACCGCCAAGATGATGGTGGAGAGCGGCAAGGACCTTTCCGACGACGAATTGCTCGCCTTCAACGATGCCAACCCCGCGGAAGAACCCGGCATAGCCGACGGGGCAACAGTCCAGGAATAAGGGGCGGTGATGCGGAGTGCTCCCACCGGAATATTTGGCCGGAGCCGCCGACGGTGTTGTGGAGATTTACGCGCAGGTTGAAACCGACATTGTTGCAGACATCACCCGCCGCATAATGAAGACCGGGGAGATCACGGAGACCGCCGCGTGGCAGATCGAGAGGGCGCAGGAGTTTGGATATTTCCAGCAGGACGTAGCGGACCGCCTCGCAGCTGCGACGAACAAGAGCCGCAGGGAGATAAACCGCATGATGAACGACGCGGCGAAAAAGTCTCTTGCTTTTGACGACGCGATTTACCGCAAGGCCGGACGCGCACCGCCGCCTATTGGGGTCTCCCCCGCCCTTCAAGCAACGTTACTGCAAGGCAGGGACACGACCATGGCCCTGCTTGGAAACTTCACCAAGACGGCAGGAACGGCCGCAACAGCAGCCTTTTCCACGATCATGGACAGAGCTTTTTTGCAGAACATGACCGGGGCTTTTGACATCAACAGCGTAATACGAAACGCCGTGCGGGAATTGGCCAGAAACGACGTGCTGATGATCGCGTACCCGAGTGGAGCAAAGACCACCATCGAGGCAGCCGTTCGCCGCGCAGTTTTGACCGGGACAAACCAGGCCGTGGCGAAGCTGCAGCTGCAAAGAGCAGCCGATATGCGGAGCGACCTCGTGGAAACCACCGCCCACGCCGGCGCACGGCCCACACACGCGGTTTGGCAAGGGCAGATTTACAGCTTGTCCGGGAAGACACGCGGCTACCAGAATTTCTACGACGCCACCGGCTACGGCAGCGGGGACGGCCTTTGCGGCTACAACTGCTACCACAACTTCTACCCTTATTTTGAGGGCATTTCGATGCCGAGCTTTGGCAGAGATCCATCGGCAGCAGCCGGCAGGAATAACGACCAGGATTACGAAAACGGGCAGAGGCAGAGAGCATACGAGAGGGCTGTGAGAGCAGCGAAGCGCGAGTGCGTGGTTTACAAGACCGCCATGGACGAAGCAACGAACGACACCGCCCGAGCGGAGTATGAGGACGCCTTCGCCCGCGCCTCCGTGAAGTTGAAACGCAGGGAGGCCCGGCTTGCTGATTGGGTGGAGAAAACCGACGGGAACCGCGAGAGAGAACGCGAGGCCGTCGCCGGCTTCGACCGCAGCGTGAGCAGCAAGGCGGTATGGGCCAACCGCAAAGCGCAGCGATAGAACCAAAAACCGGCCTTTTTGATAGCTCACCTCTCCAAAAGCCCAGGAACACCCAGGATAAAACCATATTTGAGCCTACGAGGAGGAGCACCATGGATTACATCAAGAAGTGCGAGGAGGCGAAGAAGCCCCTTTTGGAGCTGCTGGAAGACCGCGGCAAGGAACCCAGGAAGAACGGCAACCTTTCCTATGCGATCCAGTTTGCGATTCGCCGCATCGACGATATTGAGAAGTTTATAGCCAGGTTTGGCACAGATTGATGTTAAGAGCAGCCCCGAAAGGGAGCTGCTTTTTTCATACCACTGCCCTGGGGCATGGCATATAAACCGCCTTTATTTCTCTTGCCGGGAGAGACATAAACCCGGATAGCAGTTGTCGGAGTGAACCGACGTTTAAAAAAATCAGCGAAAAGGAGCAGAACATGGAATTTCTCAGATCTCTTTTCAATGGCCAGGACGGCCAGCCGGCAGCCCTTACTTTCGAGCAGTTTGTGGAGAAGCTGAACGCAGCGAAGGACGTGAAGCTCGTCAACCTTGCGGAAGGCGGCTACGTTTCGCTGGACAAATTCAAGGCAGAGGAGGCGAAAGCCGCTGGCCTGCAGGAGCAGCTTACCGCCGCAAATCAGCAGATCCAGACCTTTAAGGGAATGGATATTGACGGGATCAAGAAGGCGGCAGCCGATTGGGAAACGAAGTACAACACGGACACCCAGGCGCTGAATGAAAAGATCACCAAGATGCAGCTCGACCACCAGAAGGACCTGCTTTTCAGCAGGGTCAAATTCCGGGACGAATTTTCGGAGGCAGGCGTCCGCGCCGCCTTTGATAAGCAGGAGTTTAAGGTGGACAAGGAAGGCAAGTACGTCGGGGCAGAAGCCTGGCTCGACGGCCTGCAGAAGGATGAGAAAACCAAGAGCGCGTTTGTGCTCGACGACCCCACCCCCGCACCGGCCCCCGCGCCGGCCCCGGCAAAGCCGAAGCCCAAATTTGCCGACCCCGCGCCCAAGCAGCCCGTACCGAAACCCCGCCCCAAGCTCTCCGAGCTGATGCAGACGAAGAACGAGCACCCGGACGCGGTGATTACCTTTGACAACCCGACTACCGAATAAGGAGGAGCTAAAAATGGGTCAGACTTCCGTTTTTGACAGCAAAATTTTCAACGGCGAGGTGTTTGAAGGCTATATCGCCACCCTGCCGAACCCCAACCGCAATGAGCTTATCCGCTCCCGCGCCATCAGACAGCGCCCCGACCTTGCCGCCTCGATGGTTGACAAGGACGGCGGCAACTACATCACCACCCAGCTCGTCGGCCGCATCAACGGCCAGGCGCCGCAGAACTACGACGGTGTGGAGAGCTTCGACCCCGGCAAGCTCAACACCATGCAGCACGCCCGCGTGGTTGTTGGCCGCATGCGGGCCTGGACCGAGAAGGACTTCTCTTTCGACCTTACCGGCGGCCACGAGTTTATCGAGGACATCGCCGCGCAGATTTCTGACTACTGGGAGGACGTTGACCAGGCCACTATTATCAACATCCTTACCGGCATTTTCAACATGACCGACACCGAGGGCGCGAAGTTTGTTGAGGCGCACACCTACGACATTACCAACAAGACCAACAAGGAAGGCACCCTCGGGGAGATGGACGGCACCACCCTCAACACCGCCATCCAGAAGGCGAGCGGCGACCAGAAGGGCCGCTTCTCTCTGGCAATCATGCACAGCTACCCGGCGACCAACCTGGAAAACCTCAAGCTGTTCGCCTACCTGAAGTACACCGACGCCAACGGCATGGAAAGAGACCTTTCTTTCGGCACCCTGAACGGCCGCATCGTTCTCGTTGACGACGGCATGCCGACCATTACCGTAGGCGAAGGCGCCAACGCGAAGACCGCCTATATCACCTATGTGCTGGGCGACGGCGCCATCGAGTACACCGACTGCGGCGCCAAGGTCCCCTATGAGGTTGACCGCGATCCCAAGACCAACGGCGGCGCCGATACCCTTTACAGCCGCCAGCGCAAGTGCTTCGCCCCCTGGGGCATCAGCTTCACCAACAAGCACATGGCCTCTCAGTCTCCCACCGACGCGGAGCTGCGGAACGGCGCGAACTGGGAGCTTGTTTGCTCCAAGGGCGACGACGTCGAGTACATCCCGCACAAGCTCATTCCTATCGCCCGCATCATTTCCCTGGGTTAAGGAGGAAAGCCGCATGAAGCTTATGAAGAAGGACGGCAAAAAACGCTGGATCCCCGACGCTTTCATCGGCTATTTCCGCGATCAGGGCTACACCGTGGAGGGGGAGGAAGCTCCCCCTCCTGTTTTTGCGAAGCCCGAGCAGGGAAACACCGGTGAGAACGGAGAGCAGACTGCGGATGAAGGAGCCGACACCCAGGACGAAGAACAGCCCGGCGAGGACCCCGAGGAGGAGCGGCCGGCCGAAAACGTCGCCCATAAATGCCCCTATTGCGGGAAGGACTACAAGACCGAAGGCACCCTGAAAAACCACATCACACGCGCCCACGGCGGAGAGCAGTAAGGAGGAGCCATGAGCAGCTATATCGACTACACCTGGTACACAGACACCTTTTGCGGCACCGCCATTTCCGAGGGGGATTTTAAGCGCCTGGCCGATATAGCAGCTGATCTTGTTATTGATCTCTGCCACCCGGCGCCCTCCGCCGAGATCACCAGCGGCGAGGATTTCAAGAAGGCAATCGCCTATGAGATTGAGTTGCTGAACGACCAGGGCGGCGTTGATGTAGTTCTCGGCCGATCTGAGGCCACAGAAGCGGCGTTTGGAGAATCGTTAGGCAACTACAGCATCAGCGCGAAAAGCGGCGCAGAAGGCTCTCTTGCCCTTCACAACGGCATCCCTATTTCCCCGATGGTGCTCCTGCTTTTGAAGCGGCTTGGCCTCCGAACCCGATGGGCGTTTGCAGAGTATTACGAGAGGAAGGGACGCAATGGCCAGCCGTAGAATGCTGCCCGATACGGTAAAAATCTTCAACTACACCGGAGAAAAGAACCGCGTCGCGCAGTACCAGGAGACCACCATAGAGCACTGCTATTGCCCGATCACCTTCGGCGCACCCGTAGGCACCAGGCTCGGCGGCGCCGGCAAAATCCCCGACGGAGAAGGACAGCTCTTTATCTTCGACTTCGCCAGCAAGGCAACCGGGCCGGACGGAGCCGGCAGGAGCTACATGCCATACATGGACTGGAAAAACCTGCCCGAGGAGGAGCGCACCAAATACTGGACGCTCAACACCGGCGGCAAGGACTACTTTGCAAAAGAAGGCTATGAGGCGGCCCATTTCAAAATTGGCCACTTCACGCACCTTGTAGCCGGGACAAAACGCATGTGGCATTTCGAGGTGAAAGGGAAATGAGCCTGCGATTTAACACCAGGATCACCGTGAACAAGGCCCGATATGAGGCCCGAATGCAGCCGCGGTATAAAGAGGCGCAGGAATGGCTTGATAACGAGGTCCTGAAGGACAACGACAAGTATGTGCCGATGCGGACCGGCGCGGCCGTCCGCTCTGGCCAGACCGGCACCAATATAGGTAGCGGCGAGGTAAAATACATCGTCCCCTACGCCCGGAGGATTTACTACGGGACTTCAATGCGTTTCTCGAAAGCCAAGCACCCACAGGCCACCGCGCTATGGTTTGAAAAATCCAAAGCAGTGAACAAGCCGAAATGGCTTAGTGGCGTCAACAAAATTCTCGGAGGAGGAAAAACCCGTGGGTAAAATCTACTGCAACGACGGCGTAATTCTCGCCCGCGTCATGCTTGACCATATCAACACCTGGCCAAAGCGCCCGGCAGATTGCGTGCTGGAAGACCTCGACGTGGAACCCCCGAGCCTTGTTTTGCAGCAACTCGCCGGCGCAGAGGTCAAGCGCCGCTACATCAACAGGTCCTATATCGGGGCCTGGCCGTTTGCGATCTACGTGCGCGTGAACGCAGAGGACACGGCAGCACGGCTTGACGCCGCAGCAATTCTCAATGAGCTTTACAAATGGCTCACGGAGAAAAAGGAAAGCGGCGAATACTGGCACCTCCCGATCATCGACCCCGAAAGGACCGCCACCCAAATCACCATGACCTCTCTCCCGGCCATAGCGGAACGCTTCGAGAACGGGGCGGAGGACTACCAAGCCATTTTTGAGCTTGAATACAAGTACACCGAAAGGAGATAAACCCATGTCTCTGCAGATGCGTTATCAGTTTGAGGCCTACATGAACTGCACCAGCGGCGAAACCGCGAAGTACAACCTTATCGGCGAAGGCTTCACGCAGTTTACCGAGAGCAAGAACCCTCAGACCTACAGCAGGAAGTACATCAACCACAAATCCCAGAGCAACGACGTTATTGGCTACGCCCCGAGCTATGCCTACAGCTGCGATTGCATCAGCGACGACCCCGTCGTGCAGGAGATCGTTTACATTCACGACAATGAGCTGATCGGCAGCGACGCCCGCCGGGACATCGTTTTCATCAACCGTTGGGACGAAGCGACCAGCGGCGCCTACCCCGCGAAGAAGCGCACCTTCGCTGTTATCCCGAACCAGAAGGCCGACGGCACCGATGCCATGGTCTACACCGGCCAGGTCGATGCGGTTAGCGATTTCGTCGAAGGCACCTTCAACCCCGAAACCGGCGTCTTTACCGCCAAGGCAGCCACGCCCTAAAGGGCAGACAAATTTGACCGAAAGGAATTGAGCATATGAGCCAGAACGAAACGGCCTACACCCCCGGGACATTCAAGTGGGGCGGAAAAGAGTACCCCTTCGATTTCAGAGACGCGGACGACGCGGAGAAATACGAGAAGGCTTACGACGAAATGAAGGAGAAGATCGGGAAGATGCCGAAAGACGGGAAAGCCTCGTCTATCATGCGCTGGAATTGCCGGATCATCCGCGAGTTTTTTGATTCCCTTTTTGGGGAAGGAGCCGGCGCGGAGATTTGCGGCGAAAAAGACAACCTCGGCATTGTGAACGAATCCTTCAAGGCGTTTATGGTCCACGCCCGAGGCCAGAGCGCGGAGATCCAGCATATGAAAAATGAGCTGAACGGGATCGCATCGAACCGGGAGCAGCGCCGTAACCAGCAGTATAACGGGAAGAAGAAAAAGCAGGGCTACCACAACCGGCCGCAGGATCAGCGGCCCACCAGCCCGACACCCGTAAAATGATTAACATTCTACTCGACGCCCTGCCGGCGACGATCTCCGTCGCCGGCAGGGAATTTTTTGCGGACACGGACTTTCGCACGATCATTGAGCTGGAAGGGCTGATTATGGACCCGGAAACGACCAGCCGCCAAATGGTGAACGACGGCCTTGCGCTTGTATTCACCAAGGGGAGGCCCAGGAAAACAGAAGAAGCCTGGAACGCCCTCATGACTTTTTATAACTGCGGGAAGGAGCTGAACCCCGCAAAGGTCGATAGAAGAGCTTCGCCCGGCCTCATTCAGGACAGAATATACGATTACGAGTACGACGGGCCGTATATTTTCGCCGCCTTCATGTCCCAATATGGCATTGATTTGAACGCCATAAAATACCTGCATTGGTGGAAATTCCAGGCACTTTTCCGCGGCCTCGACGACAAAAACAAGATCGTCCAGATCATGGGATATAGGGCAGCAGACCCCTCCAAGATCAAAGACGAAAACGAACGGCAGCGGATAGCAAACCTGCAGTATATCTACAGGCTGCCCGACCAGCAGACACGAGAGGAAAAAGCCGGCACCATCGGCGCCGTGCTCGCAGGAGCGTTTCGATGAAAGAAAATATCAGCATTATTCCCCTGGGGACAGAAACGAAGTGGAGCCTCTGCCCCTTTTGCGGCGCGAAGCACAGCCTTTACAGCAACGTGGCCGAGTGCCACGACGTTTTTTTGAAGTGCACCCGGGGATGCAAAAGAGAATTTGAGCTGGTCATAAAAGACGGCCGGCAGCGACACCCCGAGACCGGGGAGACCATTTTGCCGAGGCCGGCAAAATGATGGATTTTAGATAGCAGCACAGTGAGCCGTTGAGCCGTGCAATCACACGAAGAAAGGAGTGATTGTGTGGCAGGAAAAGCAGACGGCTCCGTAATTTTTGACACCGCTTTAGACCCCTCTGGCGTAATTGCAGACTTGGGGGAACTCGCAGGCGGAGCATTAAAAACAGCGGCAGCAGGTTTAGCGGCAATAGGGGCCTACGCCGTCAAGGTTGGATCCGACTTCGAGGCAGGCGTTTCGCAGATTTCGGCAACGATGGGAGACGGCGCCCACAAAACCGTCGAATACATGGGCCAGACAATGGAGGCCATCGACGCCATCAAGAAAGAAGCCGCCCGCCTCGGCGCTGAGACATCCTTCTCAGCTACGCAGGCCGCAGAAGGTTTTAACATTCTTGCACAGTCTGGTATCTCGGCAGAGGACCAGATTTCTACAATGGGCCATGTCCTCGACCTTGCAGCCGCCGGCGCCCTTTCGTTGGAAGAGGCCGCGAGCTTCACGACCGGCACCATAAAGGGCTTCGGGGACAGTTTCGGCAACGCGCAGTATTACGTCGATATGATGGCCAAGGGAGCCACCATGGCCAACACCGACGTGCGCGGCCTGGGCGAAGCAATGGCGGATTCTGCCGCCACGGCATCAACCTACGGGCAGAACGCGGAGGAGACCGCGCTTGCCCTTTTGAGATTGGCAGAGCAGGGAGAAACCGGCTCCGCAGCGGCCACCGCCCTGTCAGCCGCCATGAAGAACCTGTACGCGCCGACAGACCAGGCAAAGGCCGCCATGAAGGAACTCGGCGTGAGTGCCTTCGACCCGGTGACCGGCAAGGCCAGAAACTTCAACGAAGTTGTTGACGAACTGAACGGCGCCCTTTCAGGGTACAGCGACGAACAGAGAATTGCCTACGCGCAGACCATTTTCGGCATCCAGGGCTTTAACGCCTTCAATAAGATGTCCGTTACCTCGACCGAGAAGGTTGAGGAGTTTAGAGCAGGTTTACGCAGCGCATCCGACGCCATGGACGGCGCAGGCTCCGCAGCGCAGCAGGCAGCCACGATGCTGGACAACCTGCAGGGGGATTTGACGATCCTTTCCTCTGCAACAGAGGGCTTTGGGAACGCCATCTACGAAAACCTCAAAGGACCCCTGCGCGATCTCGTGCAGGAGGCCACAGACATCATGACCGACCTGAAACAGGCGGTCGAAGAAGAAGGCTTAAAGGGCCTTGCAGGCGCCGTAGGCGACGCGCTGGCCAAGGTAGTATCGAAGATTGCGGAGTACGCCCCGGTCATTGTCCAGGGCGCCGTTGAGCTTGTCGGGTCATTCATCAGCGGCATATCAAAAGCCGCGCCCGAGGTTGCGAACGTAGCAGCGCAGATAGGGGTAACTCTTCTCGACGGCGTTTTGACGATCTCGAACGAACTTTTGGTGCTTGCGGCCAGGATCATCACGGACCTGGCAAAGGTCCTTACAGAGCAGGCCCCGAGAATTTTTGAGGTTATCACATCCTGGGCGACGAACCTTGTTGAGATCATAGGCGAATGGCTGCCCGACCTGATTGAGGCTGCGATCAGCCTTATCAAGGCTTTGGCCGAGGGCATAGTCACCAATTTGCCGATTATTCTCGACCAGATCATGGACTGGCTGCCGACAATAGCGGATGCCATCATCGAGGGCGCCGGGGCTTTTGTGGAAGCAGCCGCCGACGTTATCACCAAGGTTGCGGAGAGCTTACCCGGCTTTATCGAGCGGATCATTTCAAAGCTGCCGGACCTCGTTTCCAGGATAGCAACCGGGGTTACAGAGCAGGTCCCGAAAATCGTAGCAGCAGGCGAACAGCTTTTTATTTCTCTGGTCCAGGAGCTGCCCGAGGCCACAAAGGCGATAGTTTCACGGCTGCCGGAGATCATCACAAGCATTTCCGAATCCCTGCTTGGGATGATACCCACCATCGTACACACCGGCGTTGAGCTTTTCACCTCGCTTACCAGCAGCTTGCCCGAGGTCATTGAACAGATCGTTCAGGTGCTCCCCAGCATCATCACCGCGATTGTTCAAACGATTCAAGGACTGCTGCCCGAAATCATTGCTTGCGGGATAGAGCTTTTCAGCAGCCTTATATCAGACCTTCCGCAGATCATCACGGCCATCATGACTGCCGTGCCGCAGATCGTCACGGCGCTTGTAGAAGCAATCACAGATAACATCCCGCTTATCATTGATGCCGGCGTTACCCTTTTGACCGCGCTGATTGCCAATCTCCCGGACATCATCATGGGCGTTATTGAGGCTGTGCCGCAGATCATCACCTCGATTGTTGACGCCGTTTTGGAGAACACCGGCAGCATCATGGACGCCGGCGAGCAGCTTTTTACAAGCCTTGTCCTCGCCCTTCCGCAGATCATCACCGGGATAGTTTCGGCCGTGCCGGAGGTCATTTACGCCATTGCAGACGCGATCCTTGGACTGAGGTACAGGATAGTTGACGCAGGGAGCGAGCTGCTGCAAGGCTTGGCAGACGGCATAGGCGGCGCCGTTGGGTCGGTTGTTTCAAGAGCCATAGACGCGGCCGGAGAAGTCATTGACGCCGTTAAGAGCTTTTTCGGGATTGCCAGCCCCTCTAAACGCTTCCGGGACGAAGTTGGCCACCAGCTCATGGCGGGTGAGGCGCAGGGCATCAAGCAGAACGCCCACCTTGTTGTAGAGGCCAACCGGGAGACCCAGGAAGACCTGCTCGATTCAAGCTACGATGCCATGGCGGACCAGGCGCGAAACACCGTTACGGCCTTCCGGCGCGGCGCAGGAGCCGCGATAAGCTCCGGGAGCGCCAGCAGCTACTACGGGAGCAGTGGCGGTAGCAAAGCGCCCGAGACCGAAAAGGAAGCAGGACACCCGGATTACATTTTGAACGTGATCAACGTAGACGGCCGGGAGGCCGCCAGGGTCATGACACCTTATGTGGCGGAAGAACTGGAATGGGAGGATAAGTAAGCATGAAAAACGCCTTTATAAGAACATCAGCGAACGATGTGCTGCCCGAGAGCTTCGGCGCGATCATGCTTAACTACGAAGTTGGAGCAACGCCGATCTCCGGCGCCTACGTGGCAGCCGAAAGCAGGGCCTTTCCGGTCAGGCTCAGAGGGAAGAAAGGGCCGCGCTCCATCCGCATGACGTTCGATTTTGAAGCAGACACCGACCACGAGAGAGCGGTGAATATTTCCCGCTTCACCCATGCCCTGCAGAAGGACACCGTTGACCTCATACTCCCTGATGGCTTCCATTATTGGTGCGAGTTTGACGGAGCAAGCACCCCGAGGAAGATGGCGCCATGGATTGAACAAGTTGAGTTTCAGCTTACCGGCATTAGACACAGCGCAGCGCAGCAGCACACACTTTCTGCCCCCGGCATCATCGACGCGGACGGAAACCAGGACACGCCCATTATTGTGACGCTCACCCCCGAGGTTGGGGCGAGCGTCATGCAGTTTATGGGAATCACAATCCAGGGCGGCGAGCAGATAACCATAGACGGCGTAGCGGCGACCGTAACAGACAGCGCCGGCGGCAATGCCTTCATCAGTACGGACCTTACAGAATTTCCGAAACTCTCCCCCGGGAAGAATCAGATCCAGATGGAAGGAGTGGCAAGCGCCGCCATTTCTTACTACCCGATCTGGATTTAAGGAGGGAGGAACATGATAGTAATTTACGACGCCGCAGGCGCAAAGCATCCCCTTAGCGGCTACACAAATTACCATATCCGCCACATGGCGGACGGAGAGGATCGACTTTCCTTCTACCTCGACACTTCACACGAGCAGTACCAGCTTATCCGCGAGGAGGGCAAAATTGAGGCAGAGGGTAACGATTACCTCGTCAAGAAGATAGACAACAACAAAATCGACTGCGTTCTGGACTTCGATTTTTTGAAGGCCAGGACATACACGGACTACAGGAGCGAAACCAGGACGCTCCTTGACGTTCTTACGGATCACCTGCCCGAGGGATGGACCATTGAAGGCGCAGAAGTTTCGACGATACGCCGGACGATCTCCTTCGACGCCTGCACGGATTACGACATCATCAGCCAATGCCAGAAGACCTACAGCGTCCGCTTTATTTGGCACATTCAGGACAAGCGCATCGAAGTCATTGACCCGGACCAGATCACGCCGACCGGCGAATACATCACCTCCGAGCTGAACCTGCAAAGCCTTTCTTTCAAAGGGGAAACCACCTCCTTCGCCACGCGCCTGTACGCATACGGCGCAGACGGAATGACGATGGAGGACGCCATCGTAGACGGGGAACGATACGGAAAGACCTACGTGGAGAATCACGAGTTTTCCGACAAGGTTGTTTGCGCCGTCTGGAAAGACGAACGGTACACAATTCCGGCCAACCTTTTCAACGACGCCACCGAAAAGCTTGCGCTCCTGGCCAAGCCGGTACGCTCGTATAAATGCCGGGTCCTCGACCTTGCGAAGCAGGACCCCCGGTACTCCTTCCTCACTTTCTCCATGTGGCGGAAGATCACCCTTATTGACGTAGAGCGCAAGTTGAGAGTGGAGCACCAGATCGTGCAGTACGACGAATACCCAGAGGAGCCAGACCGCAACGACGTTACGCTCTCCTGCGTCCCCGAGACCATCCATGACAGAATCAAGGCAACCGCGGCGATAACAGAGGATGGAAAGGCCAAGATTTTCGTTACCCAGCCGGCCCCTCCCTACGATATAGGAGACCTTTGGGTGCAGGGGCCAGACGGCGAGATTATGCGCTGTAGAATCAAGAGGACCGCCGGCGAAGCGTTTGATTTGGACGACTGGATCCTCGCATCAAAGTACACCGACGACACCTACGCAGAGGCCGTACAGGCGGACCTCGACCAATACAAGATTGACGTTTCGGCTACTTTGGAGGTCCACGAGGAGAACATCGAGGCAAGGGTCACAAAGACCGGCGGCGAAAGCAGCTCCTTTGCCTGGATCATGACAGACGCAGCCCACACCTGGTACGCGAACAGCGCACCCGTAATGGCGGTCAGCAAAGACGGCTTGACTGTCAACGGAAACGGGACCTTTAGCGGCGAGATCAGAGCAAGCAAAGGCTATATCGGAGGCGCCACCGGCTTTGAGATCACCTCGCAGGCCATCCGAAACGGGATGGAGAGCAGGGACGACACGGAGCACAACGGCGTTTATATCGGCACCAGCGGCATAGCCCTCGGCGGCGGAAAATTCAAAGTCACGAGCACGGGCGCGGTCACAGCGAAAAGCCTCGACCTTACCGGCGGCAGCATCCGCCTGGGCGACGATGGGAACGGAAACCCTGTTTTTGCCGTTACCAATCAGGGAGCTGTAACAGCCAAGAATCTTACTTTGACCGGCGGCAGCATCAATATAGGCGACCGTTTCAAGGTCTCGACAAGCGGCTATCTTACCGCAGATTTCACCGGCGGCAGCATCACCCTCGGAAAGGACAGCAGCAATAACCCGATCTTTCAAGTTACCTCCGGCGGCGTAGTCACCGCGAAAAGCTTGAATCTTACGGGCGGCTCGATCTCTTTGGGCGACGACGGAAACGGGAACCCCGTTTTTAGAGTTACGAACCAGGGAGCAGTTACGGCGAAGAACCTGACCCTTACCGGCGGCAGCATCAATATTGGGGATAAATTCAAAGTCTCCACCGCAGGCGTTTTGACCGCAGATATGACGGGCGGCTCGATCACCCTGGGCGATAACTTCGCTGTCACCAACGCCGGCGCCGTCACAGCAAAGAATCTGACCCTTACGGGCGGGTCGATTGCCCTCGGAGACGATGGCCAGGGAAAACCCGTTTTCCAGGTCACGAACCAGGGCGCAGTAACCGCCAAAAACTTGACGCTCACCGGGGGAAGCATCAACATCGGGGACAAGTTTAAGGTGTCCACAACCGGCGTGCTCACAGCCGACATGACTGGCGGCTCCATCACTTTAGGCGACAATTTTGCCGTAACGAATCAGGGCGCAGTAACCGCAAAGAATCTGACCTTAACAGGAGGCTCTATTTCCCTGGGGAGCGACACCGACGGGAACCCGGTTTTCCGGGTCACAAACCAGGGCGCGGTTACAGCAAAAAACCTTACCCTTACTGGCGGATCAATCAACATAGGGGACAAATTCAAGGTATCGAGCACAGGTGTCCTTACGGCCGATATGACCGGCGGATCAATCACGCTCGGGAATAATTTTGCGGTCACAAATTCCGGCGCCGTCACAGCAAAGGACCTTACTCTGACAGGAGGATCAATCTCACTCGGCAGCGACGGCAGCGGGAACCCGGTCTTTAACGTCACGTCCAGCGGTGCGGTGACTGCACGAAATCTGGCCCTTACGGGCGGGTCCATCAACATCAAAGATGAAAATGGAGAAACCGCCTTTTCAGTCAGCAGCACCGGCGCGGTAACTGCAAGCAAGCTCTCTATCACCGGCGGCAGCATCAGCATCGGAAACGCCTTTACCGTCGATGAAGAAGGCAATATACGAGCGTCCTCCGGATATTTCGGCGGATCAGTCATGGCCGAGAATATCAAGAGCGACGCGGTGCATGGCGAAGGCGGCTCTTTGAGCGGCAGCGCACTCACGACAGGCACGGTAACCGGAGGAGTCAATGGCTCTGGTCAGGCAACCGGGCAGCTCTCCGCTGGTGTCGTCGCCTCCCTTGGCTACGCGAACGCCTACAACTCTGCAACGCAGGTCAACACTGGGACATATCCCGCACAGTTTACAGCAGGCGGCGTATATGGAAACTTCCTATTCGTGAAAGCCGGAGGGCAAGGAGCTTACCGAGACATCGCAGCCCATACCCACGAATTTACTGAGGGAACTGGCGCCAACGCCGGAAAGGTCTTTATCGGAGCAGCCGACTTAACCGGCGCAGAACATTCTTTTAAGATAGCCGATACGAAATATTACAAGGACGGTGTATCGGCAGCATGGGACGAAGGAGCAGAGATCGCGCAGGTTGACACGGTATCTTTGACGAACCTGAACACCCACGAAACGTCCGGGAGCCATCACTACGCAGGGGTCAGCATCAGCGCGGCGGCAAAGGCGACGAAGGCCGACGGCTCGACCTACAC